CGATATCCTGTTCCAATGGAATGGAGATACGGTTCACCGGTTCAGTCTTATACTTTGCTTCGATTTCATAAGTCTTACCCGTTTTTTCATCGAAGTGCTTCTCTGCTTCTTTTTCAAGAACCTTTCTGTCCGGATATTTCTTTTTGTCAACCATGATTTCATGTCGTTCCGGATTCCAATCATCCCAAAGTTTGCAACGGTCGGGAAGTTCAGTCTTCCTACCTTTCTTCAGGTAGTTTATCTTCTGCCCGATGTCAGGCAATGCTAATATTTCTTCTAAATTCAATGGCATAGTTTATATTTTTAATGTGTGAATATTCCTGTTAAATCTTTCGGCTTCTGAATCTTACCAAGAAGCTCACCCAATACATAGTAACGTACAGCATCTATTCCGTGATTGTCATGGTCTTCCGGTTCGTTGATATAGTTCCCGTCCTTATCCTTTGCCCAAACATACTTTCTGAACTCGCTTTGCAAGTTGTACGAGCGTTTGGTTATATAAATCTCCATATCTTTCATTTTGTCAATTCCGGCATTGATAGAGCCTGCACCTTTCTCTACGGCATATATCTTGATTCCTCCGTTGTGTATCTCTTGAATCAAACGTGGGTCTGCGCTGTCAGCAATGACTTTCAATCCCCACGGGCGAAGAGTCTTGATGATGTCAGAAGAAAGCAATCCAGTACGGTAATCCACTTCATCCAAGTAAAGGGCGTTATCAACGATACCACAACGAATGGAAGCAGACGGGTCATGCGTATAACCGAAGTCTTGCCCGAAAGCAATTTTCTTTGCCCAAGCCGGGAACTCGTCAACAATTCCCCACTTCTTGAACACAGCACCTTCTGCAACGTCAGCCCACCGGCCGATAACCACATGAGCATACTTTTCAGGATTACTCACCTTCATGTCATCTACCTCTTTCAGGAACTCCGGTGAAAGATTCTCCAAATTATCAAAGTAAGTCGTATGAATGTGGAGCACATTCGGATGAGTGGAAATCTGAACCTGCACACCGTCAATCTCTACCAGCTTGTGAGTTTTCTCAATGTATTTCTTGTAGATGAAGTGATTGGAATCACATGGGTTCATTATAATGATAATCCGGTTCTGAATACCCTTCTTGCGAATGGAGAGCATTATCTTGTCGAACTCATCTTCGCTTGTCCACTCTTCCGCTTCATCGCAGACGAAAGTCGTAATGCCTTGAATGGATTTCAGTTTTGCTGTCTGGTTCCCGGAAGAAGTCTTGATACCCCGGAACATGATATGGCTCTTAGTCATCTTATTGACTATGTCCGTCTTTGTGGTCTTGAAATATTTCGTGGTACCGTCCAAATCTATCTTCTCCATCATTTCGGGGATGATAGACATACCGGCAGAAACCATCGTGTAACGGGTGTAAAGAATCTGATGAACTATTTTCTCTACGGGAGTCATTTCAAAAGTCAACCGCTCAATAAAGGTAGAAGCATTGAAAGACTTTCCCGAACCACGCCCACCGGTAATAAGAATTATAAATTTTTCCTTATCCTCGTATAATGGATGGTAAATTTCTTGAGGTACTATCATTTCAGCTTGTCTTTAATCCAAGAATCAATGTTGATGCCATGCTCTATGTCTGTTGGAATATCAGCGTCTTCATCTTGTTTGCGCTCAATCTTTCTCCAATCTTCATCATGGTGGTACAGCCAAACGGACATTGCTTGCAAATTAGGAGCCAACTCGCTTTCGCTAACTTGTAATTCATCTTCGCCCGTCAAATTCCCTTCTGAATCACGGAGCTTTCTTACCACGGTGCTTTTGGTTTTTATGCCACCGAGAGCCATTGCAAGGAATTTAGCCCTTACAGTGGCATTGATTGTCGCGCGCCCACGCGCTAAGACTTCGGATATTTCGGTGTACTCACTTTTCTTTTCGCAGAATGTTTGAGGCAAAATCCCTATGGCATAAGCAATTTCCTTGTCAGTGAATCCCTTTTTGGCATACGATTCCACGAGAGAAAGAAAGTCCTCGCTTGTATAATCAAACTTAGGCTTTCTTCCTCCTTTACCTTTTCTATTTTGAGATTCACTATTGCTCATATTACTTCTTTAATTTTCCACATTTCTCACATTGTTCATACCTGAACTCAGAGAACATCACACTACCTTTCCAAACATAATGATGAAACACAAAACAGGTTTTGCTTTAGAACATTCCTTATCCAAAGTATAAAATCGCCAATCATAATTTTAACCGTTATTGTTACCCATATAGACACGGCGAGAAATTGGCTTGTTTCCATAGACATCAACTCCTCTTTTTGAGAAATAGCTATCTATTTTCTCAGCATATCTTCCCATTATGGATTTCGTTCTATCCCTTATGTTTCTTTGTCTTGCAGAACCTAACCCGTATTGTCTTCCAGCGTTGTACATTATTCGTCTGGACTGCTGATATAACTGGCTATATGTTTTCTTTCTAACTCAGCTTTCCTCCCAATAATTAATCTATTCTTTCTACTTGTTCATCAAAAACTTCTCCCTTTATAAACTTCATATCTGGTTCATACCCGAACCTTTCGCAGAAAGCGGCTTTAGCTTCATAGGTATCAAAGGACAACACCACATAGGCATCCATGTTCTCGGCTTGCTTCTGTGCGTTTTCTTTCACCTGATGTTTGACCTCTTTCATGTGGGCAACCTTTTCGACACGTTCCAACTGCTTGGCGGCTTTATCGGCTTCTTTCTGTTCGGAAACTGGGACCATCATATCAGACAAAGCATTCGCAATAGAGTTTTCCTCTTCGGTCTGCAAAAGATAGTCGACACCAATCATATTCAAGTCTGCATCGGTCAGACCTGCATCTTTCCAGTCAATATCAGGAACAATACGGGCAAGAGCGTCAAAATCCCATGTCCCTTGTGCATTAGGGTTGTTCATTAGAATGTTTAACTCCTTTTCCTGCTGCTCGTCCACGTCTATGACATCAACACGAATGCGGTAGTCGTTATCGGGAAACTTTTGCAATTCGTCCATGATAGACAAACGCTGGTGCCCGCTGACTACGGTAAGACCAGTACGCTTGTTCACGACAATTCCACCTACCAATCCGAATTTCTTGATGCCACGTTTCAGTGTCTTACGTGATTCATCAGATAGTTTTCGGGGATTATAATCCGCAAAGTGAATGGCAGAACGATTAAGTTCCACCGATTCACTCTTTATGTATTTTGATAATTCCATATTAGCCATTACTTAGACCGAAACCTCTCTGCCGAAGAGTATTCCTTTCGGCTCTTGCTATAAGATTATCACGAGATTGTTTTGCACGCCTGCTTGCAGCACTGCTACTCCATGTATTTTTTCTTCTCCAGTTAGCTTCGCTCAATCTTTCTGCCTGAGCATATATCTGTTCTCTTGTCTTTCTTTTTCTGACTCAGCAATCCTCCTTATTAATTTTGTTGATTATGATACTCCCAAAGCACTCTTTCAGCCATCGGGAAAACTCTGTAAATTCTCTGTAAATCTTGCGGGTAATTCTTCTCCATCCAAAGCATACAATCAAGATTGAAACCTACTCCCGAACTGGCTTTCAATGAATATCGAACTGGTTCGGGTAAATTGTGCTGCCTCATATAAGCAAGAATATCCTTTTGTGTCCAATCAGCCAAAGGATAAACCATACCGTTATTCTCGTAACCGTTTACCTCATACCCTTTCAACATAAGCCTACGATTCATACCATCAGCTTTTTTCATGCCCAAGAATGTATAATAAACTCCATGAGTAAGCTGCATAGCCTTTACCACATCTGCCAACTTCAATAGCTTTACTTTCGGATTTGGCACACAATACATACCGCCACGGAGAATATAAGTAAGATTCCAATGTGGTACTTGAACAAACTCTATTTTCGGATATTTGGCTTTAGTCCAGTTTATCCAACGGTTAATATGTTCCAAATTCTTGACAAAATACATGAACACGCAAACAATCCGGTCAAACTTCGGATAGACTAAATCAAGCAGAACAAGCGAATCTTTACCAAGTGATAAAAACAGTAAAGCCTCATTCGATTTTACCCGAATGAGGTCTATATATTGACTCGCTTGTTCTACTTTGTTCATAGCTAGCCACCACTTAAACCAAATGAAGTACGAAGATCACTGTAACGCTGTCTGCGTGATCCTAACTGTGTGGCACTTGCTGTACCTCTACGATTGGCAACCAATCTACCACCTGCCCCTGCACCATTCATATTTCTGCGAGGCCCGGCTACTCTGTTAATTCTTCTTGCGACTCTGCTTTCTAATTTTAAAAATTAAACAAATCAATCTATATGTTTTTCTAATATCTTGCCCAAAGTATAATTCATTTGTGCAGCAAGATATTCTTCGCCTTGATGTTCGTAAACAATATCATTACCGTTTTCATCTGTGAGAATAACAGCTTCTGCTGCTTTCACTTCAACGATAATATAAGGACGTTTACCTGTATATGCACCTGTCAGAAGCTTGATTGCATCGTACTTGATAGGCTTCAATTCTACCTCACCTTCTTCAGGCAGTTCTGCATCAGCCGGATATTCTTTACCGCCACATAGGTAAGTGATATACTTCTTAGCGTTAGTTGGTCTGATTTCACGGTATTCGTGGGTTTTCTTGCCTGCCAAGATTTCATCGAAATACTTCTGTTTGATGCTTAATGTAAGAATGTTCATAATCGTGTCATTTTTTTAATTAATACTCAATAGTTGCGGGGGGCTGAATCGAACAACCGACCTTCACCAAGTCAAAGTGAAAAGCTACCACTGCTACACCCCGCGATAGTACCCCAAAGGTACTACCACAACCAAAGATAACGAAATATCTTCAATCGTTATACACGACAATCGGCTTATTGTCGTGAACTAAGCCATTTATCCCGTCTTTCTCTACACGCCTCTAAGGTAGGCGCACAACAAGCAAAGAGTTCACCACTTTCAGTACGGTAATCGTACTGGTACATTCTCACTCTTTTACCTCTCAACCTGGTGTTGTAGGTAGTGTAATTCTCTTTGCCGGGCTGGCATACGCTGCAACCGTTTACATTTATTGAGTTCATAATTCAAGTAATTGTTTCGTTTTATCCACGTCTACAAAACTCATCCACCCTGCTTTATGCAGTTTTATAGCTGCCTCTCTGATTGTGATTTTACCACTCTTGACACTTTCTTTCAAAGATTCTAATACATTCTTAATTCATTTTCACATTCAATCTTTCTTCACTCGTATAAGTCACTACAAGCCCAGTTTCATCATGCTGTATGGTGATGTACTTTTCACCCCTCTCTATAGTAGAGAAGTCATAAGGGGTTACCATCTTACCCAATACCTTGCCCAGTTGCTTCATCAGTGGGGCTTCAGGGCTGATAACTAAAACTAAATCTGCTTTCATAATCGTGTATATTGTGGTAGCCATAAGGCTACCGGATTAGAACTTATGCTATTTCTATGCTTATTATATCCAAAATATTGTCAGTAATCATGCTATTTACGCTTAATTGGGCAGACTGAATATTGTTATCAACCATCCATCTTTTCGCACGATTAACAGCGGTTTTCTTACTACTGCCGTCCGGTATCAATGCACCCAAATCATTATAATCATCATCTAACAGTTCAAAATAATATCGCTTCATAATCTTCTATATTGCGCAGGGCTTTCGCCCTGCTGGTTAATTATTTAATATCGTAATCTCTTTGTTACCTATCTCTGTATCTACATTCAGAACCTCGTACTTTTGAGCCTTGTAATTATAAACGACTTCACAGGTATTGAAACCTCTACCATCTTCTCTTTGGTCATAAACAGTATTTATATGCTGATACATTTTATTGCCTAACATGAAGTTTATCTTACCTGATGTACAGAAGTAGAATGCTACTGCATACTTCAATGTTTTCTTTTCATCAATCTTCTTTGTTGTCATAATCGTATATCTTTTAATTGTTATTACTTCGTTTCTGATGATGCAAATATATAGCATATATACGAAATAATCAAACTTAAACTATGTATATATGCTATATTTAATGCATTTTATATAGCATATATACTAAATTTATATTCATTCACATAAAATATAGCTAAAACAAATAATTATCAAACTTTTCTTTCGCATATACACTATATTATATATCTTTGCATCAAAAATCATAATTTATGGCAAATACAGAATTAAGAATTAAAGAGTTGTGTAAAGAGAAAGGCATTACACAAGCTCAATTGGCTGATAAATTGGGAATACAGCCTGTATCTTTTTCGCAAGCTATAGCAAGAAATAAATTCAGCGTTGATAGGCTTGCTGATATAGCTGATGCTTTAGGGGTGGAAATTCCTGACTTATTTAGGAATGATTCAGACACTATCACCTGCCCTCATTGTGGAGGTAAAATCCATTTTGATGGAGAACCATGTATGCCAAAGCATGAAAACATACGAGGGAAGGAATACTATAAATAAAGAGAGAACAATATGGAAATATTAGAAATAACATATATAATAATTAGCTTTGTTTTCGGGTTTTTTGTTTCCCCATATTTAAAAAGGACTATAGAAAATATTGCAGATACTCACTGGAGTTATAGAAAAGAAAAATCTAAAATGAAGTCTGATATTGCAAACAATATAGACAAGCAGTTATTTAGACTTCTAATAAAAGCACAATATGCTATAAAAAAAGAATACATAGACTATTCGTTATATGGTTGTGGATCTGCCTTTAATGACATTTCTAATCTTATCGAATATCTTGTGCAGTTTGAAGCAAGATACCAAACAGACAAAAACGCTAAAAAAATCATAGGATTACATAAAGATTTTGACAATCTTAATAAAGACAGCGAATTCAACCAAAGAATTGAAGAACCTGAATATTATAGAATTGCGGATGAAGTGTATAAATATTCTAATAAAATTTTATCCAAAAAATTTCCGAAATGGTAAAATAAAGCCGGAGCACTAAACTCCGGCTTTCAATTGATTAGCCCTTTGAATTTTAACCGATTTACGATTTCGGTGTAAAGATACTCTATATCCCCACTAAAATCCCCATAATTCTGATAGAGAAACACGACATCAGCGCAGTTGTCGGAAATTGTACTCTTGGACTGAACCCCAAGTACCCTTGACATCTCTTCGCGTAACCCAGCTGTCATTTTCCCACCGGCAAGCGAACTTGGAGAAAACAGGTACAGGATAATGAAAATGAACTTTTTCCGCTGGGTAACACTGTCAATACAAGGGGGAAGACTTCTGCTATTCAATAGCTCAACGAAGATTTTATAGATATCCCTAATAAGGCTTTTATCTCTCAAAATCGGTGAAGCTAAGGTATTTTCTTCTTCTGAAAGTTCTGATTTCTCAATTCTAATCTTTTTAAGGCGAATTATTTTGTTAAAATCCAGTTCCATAACACGATTATTTTAAAAGTAAATAGTATATTTGCATCATAATCGTGTAAGGAAGAGCTGATTCATGGTCGTGCGTGGGTTGGCTCTTTTTCATTCTTCCCCATTCGTGCTGACGAATGGTTTCTTTTCCAAATCATAGCAGGTGATATATACCCGTTTCCCATTAACATCACATAGAGCAAGGGCATATCCTTTCTCTAGTATTTTAACCGGCTGATTGTCGCAATAGACAGTACTTCCAACCGGAACTCTTATAAAATGACGTACTATCATTTGATTATCTTTAGCTTGTTATACCAGCGTGAAGAAAAAGGGAACCACCCGATTAAGAATGATTCCCCGAAAATGGTTACTTTGTATAGTTTGCTCATGGATTTTTCTTTTTCAAATTAGACATCACACATTTAATCACTTCATAAATGAAAATAGCAAGAAAAATAGTAGTCCATGGATATTGGTTTATCAGTTCATAAAAATCTCTCATAGTTTTACCTCCTTCCACTCACTTTCTATAATCACATGTTCACACTTATTACACCTATGCAAATAAGTTGGGAATGGTGCCGTTGTATAGTCCTCAACAGCTATTTCTATACTGCCACATTCCGGACATTCTATCTTTACCTCTTTGATACCGGGATAATCCCAAAA